CGACCTAGCCCAAATCTCAGACATTGCCAGCGCCACCGGCGTAGCCATCATGGCCGACGGCACGTGGCGAGTCTTCGGTAAACACTATCTGCCGGAAGACGCGATTGACAACATCTACCGCAAAACCGCCGTCCCGTTTCGGCAATGGCACGAACAAGGCTGGCTGACGCTGACACCCGGCAGCGTCACCGATTACAACTGGATCAAACACGACCTCGACCACTGGCTAGAAACCCTGCCAGTTAAAGAAATCGTGTTCGACCGCTACAACTCGAGTCAGCTGGTCAACGACATGCTGGAACAAGGCGCGCCGATGGTCAGCTATGGCCAGGGCTACTTATCCATGTCGCCGGCCATGAAAGAACTGGAACGCCGCTACTTAACCGGCCAGATCCAACACGCGAACGACCCGGTTTTAAACTGGGCGATGTCCAACGTCGTCGCGGATCAAGACCCGGCAGGCAACATCAAGCCCGCCAAAAACAAAAGCAGCGAAAAAATCGACCCGGCTGTCGCCTTAATGATGGCCGTCGGTCGCGCCATGTTGGCGGATACCTCGCCAGATCTGGATTTCTTTTTATCAAACCCCATAGGCATCTGATGGGCATACTGCAATTTTTAGGCTTTAGCCGATCCGCCACGCTGCGCAACCGCTACGGCAAGCAAGTGATGGCACCGGTCGAGCCGCTGGTGTTCGATACAGCCCCGGTCGGCATTGATGCCGCGATGCAAATCGCCGCTGTCTGGCGGGCTGTCGAAATCCGCGCAAAAACCGTCGCCAGTATGCCTTTGATGGTGTACAGCAATAACAACGGCATCCGCACCGATGCCCGCGACGAATCGTTGTGGGCCTTGCTGCACGAAAGCCCAAACGCACGGCAAACGCCCTACGAGTTTTGGGTGTCGATGATGGTCAATTATCTGCTACGCGGCAACGCCTATGCAGAAATAAAACGCAACCCAAACGGAACAGCTTACGCCATCAACCCGCTGTCAGCTGATGACGTAGAGCCCAACTTTATCGACGGTGGCGGAGACATTTACAAAGTCAAAGACGGCACGGGCACCACACGCGATATTCCCGCCGAAAACATGCTGCACATTAAAGAAATGGGCGGCGGATTGGTCGGCATATCGCGGTCAGAATTTATGCGTAGCACGCTGGCGGAAGCCAGAAACACCCAAGGCGCGGCCAATACTTTGTTTAAAAAAGGCGGCAGAACCACCGGATTAGTCGGCGTCGGCGCGTCAACGCTCAAGGCAGAGCAATGGCAGGCCGCAGGCGAACGCATGGACGAAGTCGCCAACGGTGGCCGCACCATTGCCGTGCTGCCGTTTGACGCCAAATTTACCCCGATAAACCTCACGCCACAGGATATTGAGCTGCTGACCACTCGACAATTCACCGTGCAGGAGATCGGACGCTGGTTCGGCGTGCCGGCCGTGCTGATGAACCAGACAGAAGGCACCACCATCGACAGCTTTTACAAAGTCACCATTCGTCCGGACGTGGTCAACATCGAACAGGCGATCAGAAAGCGCGTGATGGCCATCAGTCAGAAATCAAGATTAACCGCAGAATTCAACATGGATGCCCTGTTGCGATCCAGCTTAAAAGATCGGATGGAAATCTACGCCAAAGCCGCCCAAAACGGCATTTATAACCGCAACGACTGCCGACAATACGAGAATTTGCCACCGTTTTCAGGCGGCGAAATATACACAGCCCAATCCAACCTGCTGCCCATTGACAAACTTGGGCAGCAAACCGCGCCGCAGTCCGGCGCATCGATCAGCGATTTAGCCCAGTAAAGAGGCCAATATGTACCAAATAACGCAAAAAATAGCCGGCGCAGGTGTCGCAATCACCGCTACAGAGCTTAAATTCTCGGAAACCGTCGGAGAGTTCACCGGCTACGGTTCGGTTTTCAGCGTTAAAGACAGCTATGGCGATGTCATTATGCCAGGCGCATTTGATGAGGTCATTAAGTCTGGCGATCCCGTCAAAGTCTACGTAAATCACGACTGGCTAAGTGGTGCTCTGCCGGTCGGCGAGTGGAACGACTTAAAACAAGATCAAGCCGGCCTGATTGGCCGCGCCGGATTAGAAACCCGCATGCCCAAAGCGTTGGATGCCTACTGGGCCGTTAAAGGCGGGCTTGTCAACGGCCTTTCCATCGGCTTTAAAGTCGACAAATCCGGCGTAGAGATCAGAAAAGACGGTGGCCGCGATATTCACAGCATCAAAATGTTGAAAGAAATATCGATTGTCACCGATCCGGCCAACGATCTGGCGCGCATTACCAGCATAAAAAGCGCAGATTTTAGTTTTGACGACGAACTGGAAGCCGTCAAAACAGAACGCGACTTGGAATATTTTCTGAGGGATTCAGGCCAATATTCAAAATCGCGGGCAATGGCTCTCATTGCCAAATTCAAATCGATTTGGGCTGCTGGGGATCATCAGCCAGATGTCGATCTGTCACCCATTCTCAAACGTATTCAAAACCTCGCAAAATAGGAAAAACCATGAAAATTATGAAACACATCGCCGCCTTCATCGCGGTATTCGGAATGATGTTGGTGGCATTCCAGGCATTCGCATTGCCGATTGAATTTAACCACGTAGCCGCAGCCATGCCTGCCATTGATCCGGCGGCACTATTCGGTCTCGCCATGGCTGGCACCGTCGATACAGACGCCATTATGAAAGCTTTGGATAATATTGAGCCGACATTGGAGAAGTATGCCAAAAAAGCCGATCTGGAAAGCAAAATGGGCGAAGTTTCCACGGAAACTAAAAACGCCATCGATGCGTTAGGCTTAAAACAGAAAGAACTGGCCGACGAAATTCTATTGATCAAACAAAAAGCCGTTTCCACTGGTGAAAAACCAAAAGGCGAAGAAACCACCGGCGAGCTGTTCACTAAGTCCGCAGAATTTGAAGGCTTAGCGCAAAAAATGCGCGTCGGCGGTCGGATTGGCTCCATGGCGTTAGAGGTGAAAAACACCATCACCAACACCGTCGGCAGCACCTTTTCAGACCGCAAACCCGGCATTGTTGGCGGTGCGTTCCGTCCTTTGACGCTGGAATCGTTGTTAAACACACTGCCAGCCAGCTCAAACGCCATTGATTATGTACGCGAAAACGTATTCACCAACAGCGCGGCAGAGGTTACCGAGGGTTCGGATTCTGCAGAATCCAGCATTACCTACACCGCAGTCACTGAATCCGTAGCGACCGTCGCCCACTGGTTAAAAATCTCACGCCAATTGGCTGCCGATAACGCCGCCCTGGCCGCGTATATCGACACCCGCATGATTTACGGTGTCAATCTGCGCGTAGAAAACCAGATCATGGCCGGCAACGGCGTTGCGCCGAATATGTCCGGCTTTACCAAAGCGGGTAACTTTACCGCCCACGGTTACGCCGACGCCAACTTAGGCGCCACCCTGAAAAAACTGGTGTTGATCCGCAAAATCATTGGCGATCTGGACGCGGCAGGCTACCCAGCCGATGCGATTGTGCTTAACCACTCCGATTGGGCACAAATTGAGATCGACATGTTTACCGTCGCCGCCGGTCAAGTACCGTTCAGCATCGACGCAGGCGGAAATCAACGCCTGTTCGGTCGCTTGGTCGTGCCGTCTGCGGCTGTCACAGCGGATAACGTCATGGTAGCCAGCTTGGCCCAGGCTGCGACATTCTACAACCGTGAAAACGTCATGATCCAGCTGAGCGACTCAGACGACGACAACTTTACCAAGCAATTGGTAACGGTATTGGCGTCCCGCCGCTGTGCGCTGGCTGTCGAACGTCCCGCCGCCGTCCGTTATGGCGATTTGACACCGGCTTAATTTACCCGGCAATCCTCACCGGCCCACGGATGGGCCACCATTTTTAAATAGGTTACCTCATGCCCAGAGTCAAAATTTTAGGCACTGCCATCACGGCCACCCACGGAGCGCTAGAAACCGGCGACATCATCAACGTGTCAGACGATTTCGCCGCGCATTTAGTCAACGACTGCCGCGTTGCAGAATACCTGGATGTGATCGAGCCAACAGACACCCCGCAACCGGACGCACCAGAAACACCGGAAGCAAAAAAAACCACCCACGGAGCGCTAGAAACCGGCGACATCATCAACGTGTCAGACGATTTCGCCGCGCATTTAGTCAACGACTGCCGCGTTGCAGAATACCTGGATGTGATCGAGCCAACAGACACCCCGCAACCGGACGCACCAGAAACACCGGAAGCAAAAAAAACCACCCGCAAAACGCAGAAACAAGCGTTTGACGACGCGGAGCAAACCGCAGCACAGCAAGCGCCGGTCGATGATGCGATTGACACGGAGACAGCAGTATGACGATTCGATTTTTACGGCAGTGGAATGGGTATTGTGATCAGGACATTGCGTCGTTGTCGGCTAACGAGGAATATCGATTGGTAAATTTAGGGATTGCAACTTATCAAATAAAACCTATCAAATCAGGATTTACTATAGACGAAATTTCAGCAGGTGTGCGGGTCGGTAGTTTTTTAAATAAACCTGTTTTAGTCGTAATCGGCGACAGCATTAACGCCGGTCAAAATTATATTGATTCAGCAGTCACGCTATCGGGCTCCGGCAATATCGGCACAATTGGCACGTTTGGCGGGAACACCGTTCCAGGACAAACGATTTTTATATCGGGTGTCGCGCAAGAGGAGTGGAACGGTGAAAAAATAGTTTCGACGTATGACTCAGCAACCAGCACGATAACATTTATAAACAGCACGACATTGACTGCAAGCCCAACCGCAAAAGCTGGCATGACTATCAATGTGCTAGTTGATAACTTCACAAATCAACGGGCTTTTTTACACAATTTTAATGCAGCCATCGGTAATTTCTACGACATTAGAAATCGCTCAGTGTCAGGCACTACCAGCGCAGAAACGTTAGCTAATTTTACAACTCATGTTTTGTCATTGAATCCGGCTGTTATTTATGACAACTGCGGAATCAATGACGTTAACTCTGGCACTGTAACCGAAGCCGATACAATTGCAAACATAACTGCGATGGCCGCCCTTGCTGCTAGCAACGGCATTAAGTACTGGCGGGCTGAAATAACGCCAATTTTAGAAACCGGCTCAAGCTACAGTTTGGCTAAGAAAAAACAAATTCTTAGAATCAATCAAGCCATTCGCAGGTTGGCTGATATTTATCCAAATTTTGTTTTAATCCCGGCAAATGCGGCATTAACAAACAAAAGCACTGGTGTTGGCGTGACAAGCTATTGGAGTGATGCCACAGGTATTCATCCAAATGCCAACGGTATGCACCAGATTTACAAATTGCTGCTTGCCGCCTTTGCAAGCCAGTATCCTGTTGCATCTCCACTGATTACTGATGGCAACTTGTCTTATAACTACGATAACGCCAGCAAGCAGGCCGTCAGAAACCCGTTAATGCTTGGCACTCAAGT